CAATATTCTGAATGGATGAACGTATGGACTGAATTAACTACTACTGCCGAACAAAAATCTATGTTAAACACTATGTTAGATGTAGCTGCTGGTGGTGTATACTACGTACCTCTCCAATTCTGGTTCTGCCGTGATAATGGTCTTGCTCTTCCTTTAATCGCTCTTCAATACCACGAAGTTCGCGTAAAAATCACTTTAGGAACTGATGTAGCTTCTGCTAAATTATATGCTGATTACGTATACCTTGATACTGATGAAAGACGTCGCTTTGCTCAATCTAGTCACGAATACTTAATCGAACAAGTTCAACGTTCTCAAGAAACTTCTTCTGGTGCTTCTCTCCAAAAATACAGACTTAACTTTAACCACCCCGTTAAAGAATTAGTCTGGACTACTGGTGCTGCTATCACTGATGCTCGTTTAGTATTAAACGGTCACGAACGTATGTCTTCTCGTTCTGGAACTTACTTTAACACCGTTCAAGTATTTGAACATCACACTGGATTACCAAGTGAAGTAGACTCTTCTCGTTCTGTAAATGTATACTCATTTGCTCTTAACCCCGAAAAACACCAACCTTCTGGTACTTGCAACTTCTCTCGTATCGACAATGCTACCTTAGAAGTAACTGAAGCTGGTGCTACTGCCACTAACATCTATGCCCACAACTACAACGTATTACGTGTAATGAGTGGTATGGGAGGGTTAGCATACAGTAATTAGATTTATTAATTAGAAATTATTTTAATTACAAATATTGAATAAATGATATAAAGACATATTATATCATTTATTAATGAATTCAACTCTTGATATTTTTATACGTAATAAAAAATTTACATTTGACTCAAAAGATTTTGATAAACTATGCATTAATAACTCTGATTCTACAGCTATTATACGTTGGAAATTAGATAATAAATTAAGACCATATCATTTAGATAATAATCAAAAACATATATATCTAATAAATAAAATTTTAGATGAAAAAACTGAAAATAGAATAATATTTAAAGATGGAAATATTTTTAATTATTCAAAAAATAATATACAAATAGATGAAGATGAAATTATATATTTTAATGAAAATATATATAAAATATTAAAAATTATTAAAGGACATAAATCAAAATTAGGTAAATCTGCTGGAATAATTAAAAATCAAATTTTCAAATGTATAAATCTTGAAAATAATAATAAATTATATTTAATGAAATGTAATTCAAATTATACACTTATATCAAAAGAAGATATTGATAAGATCCAACATTTTAATAATCAAATTTTAACTTGGTATAAATTATCAAATGGATATATTGGTTCTCATGTTAAAATTAATAATAAAGATACTATTATATATTTACATCAACATTTACTTGATTATTATGGTCATGGATTAGGAAAAAATATAAAAACAATTGACCATATAAATAGAAATAAATTAGATAATAGACTTGAAAACTTAAGAATTATTTCACAAGCTGAACAAAATAAAAATACTAATAAACGTAATAGAAAATATAATGCAAAAGAACTTCCAAAAGGTGTAACCCAAGATATGATACCAAAATATGTTGTATATTATAAAGAATGTTATAATAAAGATAAAAACTTGTATAGAGAATTTTTTAAGATTGAAAATCATCCTAAAATTAATAAATCTATTTGCTCGTCTAAATCTTGTAAATATAGTATTTTAGAAAAATTAGAAGAAATAACTAATATTATTAATAAAATTAATAATAATTTACCATTTGAAAAAGAGAAAAAACTACCTAAATATTATTCTATAAAGAAATTAAAAACATCTAATAGTTTAGTATTTGATAGAAAATTTAATGGAAAAAGATATTCTATGAAAATGAAGATGACAAGTGATAATATAGAAGACGAATTACAAAAATTATCTACTAAATTAAAAGAAAAATATCTTGATCTTGAAATTTAATTAAGATTTAAAACTATTTTTCTAAATACATTATATAGATAAATATGGGTGGAGGTTTACTTCAGCTTGTAGCATATGGGTCCCAAGATGTTTATTTAACAGGAAACCCCCAAATAACTTTATTTAAAAATGTATATCAAAGACATACTAATTTTTCAACTGAACCCTTTGAAGTCCCATTTGATGGTATAAAAGATTTTGGTCAAGAAATTTCTTGCACAATATCTAAAAATGGTGATTTAGTTTCCAAGACACATTTAATTGTAAAATTAAATTCTAATACAACTAAAACTTGGGGTTATGTAAATAAAATTGGTTATTCTATGATTGATTATGTTTCTGTAATTATTGGTGGAACTGAAATTGATAGACATTATGGAAATTGGTTGAATATATGGCACGAATTATCAAGTAATTTAGGTCATAATGATGGTTTTAATAAAATGATTGGTAATGTATCATCTATGACTAAATCTACTGAAGATCATAATGAATATACTTTATATATACCATTAGAATTTTGGTTTTGTAGACATTATGGATTATCTATTCCATTAATTGCTTTACAAAATAGAAATATAGATATTAAAGTAAAACTAAGACCAGTATCTGAAATATTTAATTATACAGGAACAACTATTCCAACTACTAACTTACCCTCTATTAGTAGTATATCATTATTAGTTGATTATATTTTCTTAGATACAGATGAAAGAAAGAAATTTGCAAATTTTAATCATGAATATTTAATAGAACAAGTCCAATTTTATGATGAACCTATACGTTCTTATAATGAACAATATGAAATTATTTTTAATCATCCTTGTAAAGCATTAATATGGACAACTCATTTAGATAGATATAGAACAAGAAATACATATTTAACTTGGGCTGAAGATGATGATTGGGAAACAACAAAAACTAATTTTTCTAAATTAGTTTGGTTAGCATCAAGAGAAGGATTAAGTAATGATGGAACATATATTACAATTGATAGTAGTGTTACAAATATTGGTGACGTTCCGAGTGATTTATCAGGTGGTAATGCTACTATTGAAACATTAGGTGCTAAAGTAACAGGGTATTTATTATTTGCTGATACAAGTGGTGGTATTACTACAGCAAATGCTATTTTAGATAATGTTGCTGTTACAAATAGTACTATTACATATGAAGATATGTCTTATACAATTGATGAATTAGAAACAGATGCTAAAACAACTACAGCACAATCTGCTTTCTTTGATTTACATCAAGTAAATGTAATCGACCATTTTAATTATGGAAATTGGATTAATAGAAGTGATAATCCAATTATATCTTCTGTATTGAAATTAAATGGTCATAATAGATTTTCACAAAGAGATGGAAGTTATTTTAATTATCTTCAACCATATCAACATTTCAAAAATACACCATCAGATGGTATTAATTGTTATAGTTTTGCATTAAAACCATTAGAACACCAACCTTCAGGAACATGTAATTTTTCAAGAATTGATACTGCAGTTTTAGATTTAATATATGGTAAAAATAATACTGATGATGAAGGAACACATTATAGTAGTCATATAGAAAACGGTATGTTAGAAGTTTATGCAATAAATTATAATGTAATGAAAATTGCTTCGGGAGTTTCAGGTTTAGCATATATGAAATAAATATTGATTAAAAAATTATATAAAAGTATTTTACTTAATTATTTAATGCAAACAAATAGAAATAATTTAGTTATTACTATTCCTGATAATGAAAATATAGTTTCACCATTAAAAATATCATCTAATCGTCGTTCATTTCGTTTTGAAATGAAAGAAGAAACACAATGTAAAAAAGTATCTAAAAAAATATTTTTATGTTTATCTCTAATAATTATTTTTGGTATTTCACTTTATTTTCTTGATTTACTATTAAATATAAATTAAATAATATATATCTTAATAATGTCTTAAATGAAATGATTAGAAATATTACAGAACTGATTTCTTTACTGTAATAATACCAAGTGGCGAAAAATCCATCATCCAATATTTACCTTCGTCATCCTTAAACATAATATTTCCATACATCATTGACATTTTCTTACCACTTACATCCTTAAAATATGAATATAGTCTGGATATAAATATATAGGAGGGAGTATCCTTCACATCCAAAATATCACGACCCATAGTTAAGGTAGATATCTTTTCTGAACGCATTAGTGCGGGTGGTGGTGGAAATTCATCACCCAGTTCATCACGACGTATCATTTCATCGTGATATTCTTGAATTGCTTGTTGACAAGCATTTATAATACTTTCATCTGTAGGACAAAAAATATTATCTTCACTGATATTAATTTCAGCGAATTGAATAGTTGATTTACATCTAATTGAAGTCATCAATATAATAGTAATATATTAATAGATATGATTTTTTCAATTTTTATTTATATATAAATAAAAAAGAGCAGATAGTATTATGTAATTTTTGTATAAAACAAATTCAAACAACTATATACACTGTTTTTAATTATATTTTTATTATTATGTTCAAATGCTTGTTCAATACAATTATTTAAATAATAATAGCGGATAAAAATATTTATTGTGATAATAATAAATTGAAATAATAAAATATACTTCAAATTATACATTTTAATATAATATAAAAAATATACTTTATATTAATATGTGCAGAATATTACTTTTATTAGGAAAATATAATATAGATATTATATATAAATTTTTAGAACAAAGTATTAAACCTAAATTTACACCAAGGATTTATACTAAAAGAGACGGAGATTATCATTTAGATGGGTTTGGTTTTGCTTTTTGTAAAAATAAGAAATGGAATATTTATAAGAATAAATTAGTATATAATAAAGATAATAATTTAAATAGTATAATTCCTTTATTAAAATCAAACATATCGGTCGGTGTAATAGGTCATATTAGAGCAATGTGTCCTAAAAGTGATAGTTATCCATCTTATGAAAATACACATCCATTTAAATACAAGAATAATGTATGGTGTCATAATGGATGTATTTGTGATTTTAATAAAATAAAGAAAGAGTTAATATTAAATATATCTAATAAATATTTATATAATATAAAAGGTAATACTGATTCAGAATATTTGTTTTATTATTTTTTAACTTTATTAGATACAAAAGAAGATAATATGTTAAATAACCTAATTGATACTACAGTAGGATTTTTTAATAAATTAAAAAATTATCAAGAAAGTATTTCTGCAAATATAATATATGGAAATGATGATTATATCGTTATATCAAGATTTGTTAATAAAAATGAAACACCATCATCTCTTTATTATAATACAGATAATGAAAAATTTATTATATCATCTGAACCATTAACACAAAATTATAGTATTTTCCCAAGTCATACAGCATGGATTATTGATAAAAAAACATTAAAAGTTGTTATTGAATTAAATATGTCTATATAGATACTTCATTCTGTAATAGTTTTGTAAAATCTACTTTTAGATAATCTACATTTTTCAAAACTTTACCAGTACTTTTATTATATACAATCCAATATTTTCCACATGGTGAAAGTTTATAATCAGGTGAATCATATGTATCTAACATACTTTTTTTATACCATTCAACAGTTTTAATAGCTTGTTCTTCCGTTTCACATACTTTACTCATATTTGATTGTTGAACTACATCAAATGCTTTATCCGCATCTACACCTATTGCATCAAAAAATCCATATACAACATAAAGAATATCTGCAAGTGCATCACAAGTTTCTACAAAATCATTATCTCTTACAGCATCATTTAATTCTTGGCATTCTTCATTAACTAATGATAATCGGAGTTTAATTAATTCTGGATTAGAAGTTAACACATCTAATTTAGGAGTATCATAAGTTTCAACACCAAATGTACTATTAAATTCTTGTACTTTGTTAAAATTAGTTTTAGATTCCATTTTGTTATAAAATAAATATTAATAAAAAAATATATAATCAATTTTTATTATTTGTTTAAATATTATAAAATTTTTACTTAATTATATAATATGGGTTGTTTATTTTCGATGTTTGAAAATGATGATAAATGCGAATATTGTAAAGAGTCAATATTTTTAGATATTGATTTTTATCAAGATAATAAAGGTATTGTACGTTGTTTTTGTTCTAAATATTGTAAAAGAAATTATATTGAAAATTATCTTCTATAATAAGCAATATTTGATTTTCCACCAAATTTTTTTACCAAATCATAGTTAGTAATTTCTTCTGTCACTGTAAACATTTTATATAATATTTTATCATTATCTTTCTGTCTTGTTCTAATAATATGAATATCATTATTATTTTTAAGATAATCAATAATTAATTTAGTAATTTCTTTATCAATATAGAGAATATCTAAACATATATATTCTTTATCATTTATTACTTCTGTACTAATTATACTTTTTCTTAAAATATTTGAAATTATAATAGAAACTTCCATAAAATAATTATTATTATAATTTATAACAATAATTATCAATTTTTTATTTACAAAAGAGTCATTTAATAATTAATAAATTAAAGAACGATTAATAAAATGTCTTGATCTTTCTAGTGGTTCCTTATTTTTATTATATAAGATAACTTTTGATATATCAAAATTATTATTTGCAAAATCCTTAACAACAATTTCTAAATTAGAAGCTCTTCTTTGTTGTTGTAAAAACATTTTTCTTACTTTTGAAAAATCATCTGATTTAGATGATTTAGATGATTTAGATGATTTAGATGTTTTAGATGATTTAGATGATTTAGATGATTTAGATGATTTAGATGATTCTACAGACGATACTGATTTATTATCATCTATAAATTCAGCTAATCTTGGATCTATATCATCATCACTATCATCAAATAGTTTAAATATACTATCTTTATCATCATCTGATTCATCATAACAAGGACTTGTGGCAATCATTGGTCTTAAATAATTTGATAGATATTCTGTTGATATTGATGATAACTTTAAAATCTCTTGTGGATCTTTAATTTCAGAATCTAAAAAATTATTTAAATAATCTCTAAAAGCTTTCACACTTAATATGTGTTTACCTAATTCACTTGATAATTCTAACCTATTACGTTTAATAGACATTATATATTAAAAATTATATATAATATTTATTTAATTCATTTTTTTCTATATATTTAAACAAATATTATATAATATAATAATGAATTATGAAAGCTTGCTAAAATTAGTAAAAGAAAAAAATAATATATCTGGGGAAAAATGCTTGATATGTCATTTTCCCATTAAAAATATTAAAGACAACATTAAACTTAAATGTGGTCACTATTATCATCTTGATTGTGTAAAATTTACAAGAAAGACTTATTATCAATGTCCTTATTGTGAAAAAAAATGCAGGTCTAAAAAATGTAAGGCAAAGGACTGTAATAATAAAACATTTACAGGTGATAAATTATGTAGTCTTCATAAAGATTATATAAAACCTAAGAAAACTAAAAAAAGTAAGAAAAAATTAAAGAAGCAAATTATAGATACAAGTATTTGTCAAACTATATTAAAATCAGGTAAAAGAAAAGGTGATGTTTGTGGACGTAAAAATTGTGGTTATCATAATAAAGTAATTGTTATTTAATCTATAAAATCACATTCATCGGCTAATTTTTTTTTAGTTTTTTTATATTTTTTTAATTTTTTATATTTCTTAGATTTAGTAATTACAGGTTCATCATCTATAAAATCACAATCTAAATTTAAACCTTTATCTTCTTCTGGAACAATATCATCTAAAAATAAAACTTTTGTATCTACATAATCATTATTAAGTGTAAAACTCGTTTTTAATCTATAAAATTTCTTTCTTTTTTCACCAAAATCGTATAGAGTATCTATTTCATCTGGATGCTCTCTATAATATAAAACCTTATTCCAAGTTGTTTCTAAAATTGGATAGATACTGGTAAACCATTTTCTATCTCTTTTTATTGTTACATTATGAGCATTTGGTAGTTTCCAATAAATTACTCTTTCAAAGTAATATTCTTTTTCTAATTCTGGGTTTTCTTTTTTCCAATTTTCAGTTGTATTTAAAATCCAAGCATCATATTCTTCTAATGTTAAATCTAATCTGGGTGGATATAAATATTTTGCTATAAATCTTTGCTCGTCGTCATCAAATCTTTTTACAAATACTTTTGGAAATAATTCAATAATTGCTCCTCTTGTAATCAAAGGATTAATAGGAACTTCTTTTGAGTTATTCCCTTCTGTTAAAACACATTTATGTTTTTTATCTGTTAAAAATTCTTCTCTATCTTTATACTCTTTAATATTACATTGCCAGAAATCACATTCTTCAAAATCACAACATTCTAATTGTTGTTGTACCTGACAATAATAATAGAAAGGACAAATTACACCTGCTGTTTTACCTGATGTTTTAATTTTTCTTACAGCAGGACATTTAATTTCTAACATAACACCTAATCGTTCACTAAATTTATTATCTAATGTTGCTTTAGAACAAATACCATCAGGTGATGCTCCTAAGATTTTATAAGATTCACTTGGTAAACAACCAAATTCTGTTACTTTATTGTTATAAATATGTTCGTAAATTTGTGTAGCAGGTGGTTCATATTTTCTCCCATGATATACAAAGAAACCATCTTTGAATGGTAGTCTATCTGGATCTACTTTTTTTACAATAAAATGTTCCACAGGTTCATAAGGATTAAGATCAATAGCAGTTGCTGTATCAGATGCTGTAATTCTCATACTACGATATTTATACCATTCAGCACTTCTTTGTTC